CACGTAGACAAGACTCAATATAATATACTTGGTGATACGATGGCTCGGCGAACATCTGACGAGTCTGGAGATTATACTGTTAGACCATTTATACTCCACGTAAAAGAATGTTTGAACGAAGGCAACAACGATGGTGTTAAACAAAAAGTATTAATACTTCCATTGCCAGGAGAGTCTGGAAACTTAGTAATGGAAACTGGATATGATCTCAGTGAAATAGATTCGGACTGCTTATTGTCACAATCTACGGCTGCTGCTGAAGTTTATTCATTCAATGATTCAACTTATAACATTCAATATATTCAAACATCAGTTTCAAATTTTGTAGCTGGATTGCCAATTGATAGTGGAACACCAATTGAAATTTATAAAAATTCAACTAAGATAGCAACTGCTTATATACAAGAAGTGATCGGAGACGGCAAAGATGCAGTTGGCGATTTACCTGCCGTATCTGCATATGTTGATCAATTTGCTATTCAATTAGATCCGGGCAAGGGATATGTTAAAGGTTATGAAATCGAAACAATATCGCCGGTGACTTTATTGGTTGACAAAGCCAGAGATGTCGGACAGTCTGACAATCAAGTGATTTCAACATATCACGGAAACGCTTTTCAAATCACTGATGTATTTGGGATTCCTAAATTTGAAGAATTTGAAACCTTAAACATTTATGATGATCGACATTGGGCTACAGTGACTGGACGCAATTTAATCGGAACGTGTAAAGCCAAATATTTTACAACTGATCGATCCGGCGGAAAGGTGTCCGGACAAACTGGTGCAACATATTTCATATCGGTGTTTGATGTTAATTTGCTGCCCGGACAAAAAATGGAGTCCGCAAAAAGTTTCATCTCGGGAAATTTTAAAGCCAACATTGTTTGTGCAGGTTACGAATACAAAGGCAACATTACACTATCCGGAAATGTATTGACAATCAACAATGCCGGACAGAACGTTTTTGGTACTCTTGCCCATATTGGAGATGTAATTGTTATCAATTCGGAACAGCCGAATAATTCAGTTCGACTTAAAGTTATAGGTCCAGATCCAATCGTCAATGCATTTTCAGTAACAGTTAAGAAATGGGATAGCACTGGCCATGCATGGGTAGATGTGGCCGATAATACTATCTCAGATAACAATGTCGTCATTGAATTTGCCGAACCTCTATTGGGTAGCGGTAACTCTTTACTATATAATACACCACATGCAAATCTTAAAAGATTTGTCAATGTTAATCAATCTTCAACTTTAGATAATAAATTTTCAATTTTAAAAGCATATTCTGTTACGGCAGTCAACGTCGGCGGAGGCGTAAGTACTGTAACTATTAATACAGATTCTCCAAATGATCAATTTGATTTGATCAGCAAAGAATATGATATCGTGTTATCATATGGGTCGAGCGCAACTTTAATAACACCAACTTCAATTGTTGCAAATTCTCCCAGCAATAATCAATTGACAATAAGCGTACCTTCAAGTACAGTGCCAAATGGAACTGGCTGCCGTGTTATTGCTCCTATTAATAAAGTTGCAACCGGTTCAACATCTTATAGAACCAAGACTTTAACTCAGTGGTATAAAGACTTTACAAATATTAATGAATTCCAAGCACAGGTCTTGTCTTTAGAAACAACGAACGGAGCTGCAATCGCCGGAATAGATGTCGTCAGAATTATAGCTATATGGATGACCGATGCTGTTGGAGGAACTCTTCCGGCCTATAGCCCAACCGCAACTTATACAAATTGCAGTGATATCAAATTGAATTATAAATTGGACAGTGGCCAACGAGACAATTATTATGATTATGCTAAACTGACTCGACTAGTAGGATCAAACAATCCGACCGGATCAATTCGGGTTATATTCGAATACTATGTTCGGGCCGAAATGTCAAATGCCTACTACTGTGTCAATTCATATTCGCCACCTACAAATATTCCAATATATTTTTCATCATATGGCAATAAATTTTATCTGAGAGATTGTTTGGATTTCAGGCCGGATGTGTGGGAAATGAACAATTCGTCCACTCCAATTAAATTACCAATGCCAAACAAAAATTTTACTGGCGATTATGAATATTATTTAAACCGAACTGATAAAGTCTGTGTTGATATCGATGGTATTTTTAAATCAATCAGAGGAAAATCGGCAATTGATCCGAAGACTCCGGAGACTCCTGCAAATGCAATGGCGCTGTATAATTTAGAGATTCCTGCATATACTATTACTGCAAAAGATGTAACTCCGAAGTTCATTGAAAACAAACGTTATACTATGAGAGACATTGGAAAGCTTGAGCAACGCATTGAAAATGTTGAATATTATACATTACTTAGTATGCTTGAAAAAGAAACTAAGGACATGACCGTGCTCGATGAAGGCGGTAATGACAGACATAGTATTGGTTTCATGGTTGATCCGTTTACCGATGATCTTAGAAACGATTCGAACAACAAAGATTCCAGTGCCAAAGTCAATCGTCTGAGCAAAGAATTTAAATGCTGTTATGACACATCTAAAAAACTGATGCGCCCATCGTATAATCAGATGAGCATTAATATGACTCAGCTATTTAACTCATCAATCAATTTGACAGCTGACGGAGTTGTTCTTCTGGCAATGGAGCAAGAACTGTTGATGCTAGAACAGAAGTATGCAACTACGACATTGAATCTAAATCCATTCGAAGTCTTTAAATCCTTTGGCAAAATTAAGCTAAGCCCATCTATTGACAATTGGAAAGAAACAATAAAACTCAGTCCTGAAATTACCAACATTGATACCGGAGCATTTGATCAGCTATCAGATCTGACCAAAGAGATGGGCACAATATGGGATGCTTGGAAAGTTGATTGGACAGGGGCTACAGAAGACACCGGGGGAATTGTCACTGATGAAGATATTGATGAAGACGTTTCTTGTATTGGTTATGTGTTTGAAGGGATTGGAGAAGTCTTTAAAGATCCTAAACTGGTAGGTAATGGGAAAGACCAGAAAGAATATCTATTAAAAAGAATCAATGCCGCTAGAAAAACTTTAGGGCTGGGTGCGCCAGTAACCAGTTTGCCCCATCCAAGAAGAAAAATATATCAGCGCATGACAACGACCACCAAAGAAACGACGACTCCAACTCATAGGACTGGGGTAGAACTTAATGTGACTGAAGGGCCGCCACTTAAATATAATCTGGGTTCAAAAGTAATTTCTGTCAATAATGCACAATTCATGAGAAGACGGCTGATCGAATGTAGTGCAATGCATTTATTAAAGGCGAACGCCAGAGTTCATATATATTTCAATAATATAAATGTTAACAGATATTGTTCAAACAAAAAGGTATCAGCTGGCGGACCCAACCACGAACCGTTTGCTCGCATAATGCACAACTCAGAAGAGGCGGGAGTTCAGACAATTCGTACTGATGCAGATGGCAATATTCCAAAATTTTATTTTGAATTGCCATGTGAAAAAGACATCTTTCCGGCGGCAGATGATCCGGATCATGGCACACTTAAGAAAGGACTTCGCTTTGAAGTAGGAGAACGAATTCTTCGTCTGACATCAAATCCCGGAAATGAATTAAATCCAATGCCAGATGTACAGGGAGAAGGAACATATTCTGCCAGAGGGTTAATTGAACAGAAGCGCGATACAATTGTTTCGATTAGAAATCCAGTAGTTACCGGAGCTAAACAAGAACAGGACGGGACAGAGACTAAGACAGAAACCGACTCTTATACTGAACAGTATTATGGGCCATGGCACGATCCAATTGCTCAAAATTTTGGAATCGCATCGTCGGCTGATGGAGTTTTCATTACGAGCATTGATGTATATTTTAAAACAAAGTCACAAACAACACCAGTTAAACTGAGCATCGTTGAAACTGTGAACGGAGTTCCTGGTAGCGTAGGACCGGCATTTGCAAGTGTCACGTTGGATCCGGCTGATGTTTCTACCGTGAAATATAGTTTAACTTCGCCCCCGGTGATATCTTTAGCACATGTTGGTTCTCCGAATGATGGAGCAACTAGATTTACTTTCAGTACACCAGTTTATCTATTGAACAACACAGTATATAGTTTTATTGTTGAAAGTGTTGGTTCTAAAGATTATGAAATTTGGCTCGCACATAATAGTACAAGTGAAGGCGATTTTATAGATCCGGCTTCATTAACTGCCGCAGAAAAAACTTCTCAAATTATATTATATCCAGAAGATTCCAAAGGCGCTGATTGTGCAATAACAGGAATTGAAGGAATTCATTCTTTGTTTGTTTCGGCAAATAGAAATGACTGGACAATCAATTCTTCGATGAAACTTAAGTGTAAGATATTTAAAGCTAAATTTAATCTTGGTGGATCTTTCCAGTCGATTGATGATACCACAGACACAATTGAATATATACTTCCATTGCCTGGCAATCCGATTCAAATAAATCGCGACCCAGAAAATTCAAGTGATTTGCGAATATATGTACATCATCCAAATCATAGCTTTAGTAAAGCCGGAGACTTAGTTGAGATATATGGTTTAACAGATATTAAAAAGATTCCGAGTCCTCCAGGAGCCGCCGTATCCGTTGGGACAAAAGAGCTAGTTAGAGTTAGCGAACCTATTAGTCTAGATGGATATTTTGCCACTCCAGACGATGGAAGTACATGGCAGTATAAAGACACTACCAATTTTTCCGGAAGATGCGGAGGAATTTCTGCATATGCAACCAGTCAAAAGAAAATGGATGTGATGTGTCTCAATTCGATGACGACCATTACTCCGGCTGGAACGGGCGTTTTGGTTTCGGGAAAAACCAGAAAGTATAACAATAATACAGAACAGTTCAATATTGCAAAAATTACATTAAAAGATAACATATATTTTGATGAGCCAATGATCATCATTGCTCCGCCTAATAATATTATTGATCCATCAATTGAATTAACTATCGGACTGACAACCAACAATCCGGATCTATCTCCAGTATTTGATATGGATTCGTTGCATTGTATTGCCGTTTCAAATAGAATTGATATTCCTTTAATACCATCTGTTACGGCCTCTCCTATAAATTATTTTACAATTGTAGATATTACGGTTGGGGCAGCTCCTTATTTAACTAAGGCTTTTATAGTTGAAAGTTCAGATAATTCAATTTCATTTCCAACAACCGGAAGCACAGGAAGCGATTATCTGACCTATAATAATAAATTTTCAGTTGGCAAATATATCAGATTCAGATTGGATGGAGGATCATATTTTGGTCCATTCATGATTCTTAAAAAAGAATATGACACAACTACTGGATATTTCAAACTTTATTTAAATACTAATTTAGAATCGATTAGCTATCCAGTTACTCCAGCAGTAACGGCAGTTGTCAAAATTCAACAGTATGATTATTATACCGACGAGATTGCTCCAGCTGACGGTAGCGTGTCGGCGAAGTGGCCATCTCTCAGGGTGCAATTAAAAAATTCTGCAACTGCATTGTATACTCAATTTGCTGTATATCGATCTCAGATTGGCAATGTTGAATTTTATTATAAGATAAAATCGACCAGTGATATTCGGGAAATTGACGACATTGAATATATTAAAGCAGATACGATTGAAGAAATGACTCCATCATTTTCAAAAGGCGAGTATAAAGACTATGCATATGATATTAAAAGCCTAGAACCATTTGACTTATTTGTTTGCAAGATTGTTTTAAAACAAGACTTATTACAAAGTTGTGATGTTCCGATGATTAAAGACTTTAGAATTAAAGCACTTGCAGAATAATATGACATATTTAAAAGTAAAAAATGAAAAGCATTTGATAAGAGACACAACCAGTGGAGCCATTTTAAATACAGATGATATATCTTTGCAAAAATATTTGAAGAAACGAGAATCAATTAGGGCAGAAAAAGAAAAGAAGCTGCGCCAGGAAGAGGAAATAAATAACTTGAAGAAAGATGTAAAGGAAATAAAAGAACTAGTTCTTACTTTAGTAGAGGCGTTAAATGCCAACAACAAGCAATAAGATATATAATTTTTCAGATAGTTTACCTATTGGAAAGGTTGTCGTCACAGTTCAATCTGCTCATGGATTAATGGAAGGCACAATAATTGAAATATTGCATTCAACGCTATATGTTGGAACTTATATTACCGAGAGTGTTGGAACAGGAAGTTTCATCATTAAGAATTTAGATATGACATATCCAGCATTTGTTGGTGATGAACAGGGGTGCGCCTGGCAAGTTTCAAGACCAAGACCGATATTAGTAAATCCTGAAGGTGAAACAATTGATACACTTCGGCAAGCTGTAAATCAGGTGAGTAACGATCTTGGAGATAAAACTTTACTAAGTTCCAATTTAGATGATCGAAGAGATATTGTAAAGGCCATTAATTCGTTAAGCAACTTCGCAGAAACAGAAATGGCTCTGAGGAATTTAATGAGATCCATTGCGTGTAATTAAGGAGAAACAAAAGTGGCGACAACATCATTAGTAACAAATTTCAAAAACCTGGCGCATCATTTTGTTGGTGCCGGACATCCAAATATTCCAGAAGATATTGAAGCCGCCGTTCCTGCCGATCATGTGTGGATGGTTCTTGGTTTGGATATATGTAACATTACAGATACCGGCGTCAGTGTAGATATCATTATATATAAAGATGTCAGCAATAGCTACTATCTTTGCAAGAGTGTTCCGGTTCCGGCGGGTTCAACTCTTCCGGTGATCATTCATCAGAAACATGTGCTTGAGGTTGGTATGAAACTTCAAATCAATTGTGATACGGATGCGGGGGTTGATGTGACCGGCTCTTATATGGATACGTATATTGCAAGCGTATAAAGGATAATAAAAGAATGTACATCGGTAAATCAGAATCTGATAAGATACGCGCAGAAAATGCAGTTGATTATATTACTATTGAAGCTGGTATCACTCAGTATACTCTGAGCCAAGATGTCCCCGGTGCATCCGAAACAAATGTCCTGGTCGTAGTAGATGGACAGGTTCTAGAACCAGAAGTACAATATGCCATTGATTATAATCCGTCAACAAATAAGAATGACACATTAACATTTAATGCTCCGGTCCCAGTCGTTGGACAAATAGTATTTGTTATTCACAAGGGATCTTCGACTTATAATTTGGTTCCTTCGCCCGGTTCTGTAACTGACGAATCATTGGCCGAAAATCTTAGAACTTTTCTCTATGAAAATTTTATAGGCGTTACAGGGCAAACGACCTTTCCGCTGGCCAAACAAGAATTCATTGAACAGTCATTATTAGTTACTATCGATGGTGTTCTTAAAACTCCCGGCGATGACGCACCAACATATGATTATCATTTAATTCAACCAGATACTTCACATACCAGTATCGTATTTCATGCTGCTCCAGCAAATGGATCGCATATTGGAATTTGTCATTTGGCATTTTCAACTGTTCTTCGAAGAGCAAGTTATCCAATTTTAATAGTTCCACCGGGAGGAATTAATACGGCAGACATTGCAAATAATGCGGTCACTGATGCCAAGATTCTCTTGGAGAACAATGAAGCAATTCGAAGCAAGACGTCCACGTCGGGAACACAAGAACTTATTAAATTGAATGCATCTAATCAGGCTGATATTTTAGATCAGGTTGTTGTTGATGCTACTAAAATTGAACCATTAGCTACCGACATGATCAGCTTAGGAACATCTAGTAAAAAGTTTAAAGAAATACATGCATCTTCAAATATTAACTCCGATGCAAGTATAATAGCACAAACAAATGTTACTGCAACTACTGGCGACATTGAGGCGATTGCTGGTGACCTCAAAGCTGGTGGAGATTTAATTGTACAACAAAATGCCGATATCAATGGAAGCATGGATATCCTACATGATCTGGTTGTACACGGAACGGTTAGTTTTCCTGGCGGAGTTGCAGACGCAGTTCCGGTTGGGGCCATTTTAGCATTCTATGGAAATGTTGCACCAACCAAATATTTGATATGTGATGGTGGTGCAATTCCTCCAGGATCAGAATATGACACGCTTCGGGGATTTTGTGGATCGAGCACTCCCAATTTACAACAAAGATTTCTAATTGGAAAGAAAGGAACGCCCGGAGAAGTAGGAAATATTATTGGAGAAGTTGGTGGATCTTTCACACACAACCACACTGTACCAAATCATGATCATGCTTTAAGTAATACTAACATAACAATAACAGATACCGGTCATACCCATGCTGATGGAACTTATAAAGTAACTATTGAAAATCACTGTCATTTTTTAAATCGCCACTATCATAATTTAGAAAACCACTTTCACACTTCGAGAAAACACAAACACAGTACCATTGCTAAAGTACTTCCCGACGGAACTGGTGGAATGTCTACCCACATAAATCATAATCATAGCTTTAGAATTAAGCTTAAATCAGAAGCCGGAACTGATATTAATTTTAGGGGTCTTCCGGCCAATCCAGATGCGCCGATTGGTCCAAATATAGAAGACAGATATACTTCTACTCAAAATTTAGAGCACGTTCATGCTATCCCATCATTAACTATTAACAGCACCAATTCGCCCGATTATGGTATTGAAGATGGTGGCACATCTGAAATTTTAACCAGGAGTGCCGAATTCACGGCGGGGCATCCGCTGCCAACTATCGGGACATATGATTTAGTGGAAAATTTTCCGTGGGGGCAAACGAGATACAATCGGGCGAGTAATGGCGATCCAGGATCCATGAACCAGGGGACAACACAAGAGTTTAATGTTGTTGGTACAAGTGATGAATCAAACACATCAAGTCACTCTTCTATTTCCGGAAATACAAATTTAAAAACTGGCCTGATAACAAATCCAAATGTTGTCAATGGCATAATGAACGGGCCGCCTCCATACGTAACAGTTAACTTTATTATCAGAGCAATAGTATAATGGGTTACATAGGAAGAGATTTAGTTTACGGTGTTTTTGAAAAACAATTGCTAGTACTTGTGCCTGGGCAAAATACTTATGCTCTAACCTGGCAAGTTGGTTCGTCTACGTCTTTGTTGGTTGTTTCGGGCGGCCAAGTTTTAGAACCGATTCAAGACTTCAATGTAATACTTGACGGCAAGACAATTAACTTTACTGTCGCCCCAACACTAAGAACATATATTATATATCTTGGAAGAGAACTTGAAGTAGCACACCATGTAGGAATATCGCCGATCTTAAATCAATTTGTGGCCACAGCCGGACAAACTGATTTTATTGTAACGATTAATCCGAATGAAATTATCGCCGTATATGATGCCGGTATTATTGTTTTTGTGGATGGCATTCAACAGATATTTGGAAGCGATTATACAATTGCCGGAAATATCGTTTCATTTAATAGTGGACTTCTTCTTGGACAGAAAGTAGATATATATGTACATGGAGTAGAAAGATTTGATCAATATGGTGAGCTGGAATGGAAAGCATTTGCTCCAGTTATATCTTCTTTGGGTGGTATGAATGTTACAAGTCAGCAAATTTATAAAGCTGAATATTTAACTTTACGGGCAAAAAATGTTCTTAATGTGAGACTTAAATTGGATTTCAAAGTTGATTTGGGTGGCACAGCTTCAAATATTATCAGATATACTTTGCCAAATATTGGGGAAGTCGCGGACGAATGTGTTCCGGCATCTATCAATATTAATTTCTACAATGATAATATTTTAGAATCCGGGATTCAAACTTGGGCAGGATCTGGACAATTTGATATTCAAAGACAGCATGGTATTAATTATCTTATTAGTAATGATGTGCGTTTTAAGATTCGAGCCGAGTATGATATTTTAGTTCCGTAAAGTATTAAACATGTCTACAACAATTGCAATTGCAAAAACAAACATTGATATTGAAAAACTCAAATTAGAATTGAGTCAAGATTCAATTGTCGGAGTATATCGTATTTTAGAAATTCTTCCGGGACTGACAGGACATGTTACATTGTCGGATGTTCTTCCAATTAATCTTGCGGCAGTCACAGCAGCCGTTGGCCTTGTTGTTACAGATCATGTTACGGCCAAAGATGCAACTATTTTCAAAGTAACAGCCGACTTACATGTTGATCAAGATTTAGATGTAGAGGGCGACAACACTGTATTTAACACCGAGACGGTTACAATTGAAGATAATATTATTACATTGAATAAAAATGCTGTTGGTGTTCAACCAGATGGATTTAAATCCGGAATTGAAATTGAAAGAGGATCTGAAACAAATGCTCAAATGATCTTTGATGAAACCACCGGAACATGGCAATATGTAAAAGGAGACGATCCAAATTACTATTCACTTTATAGTAAAGATGATCCAAATTCTGGTTTGCTTCCAAGAAATAAAGTTGCAACAGGACTTATAAATTCAATCTTATTTAATTCAGCCGGGTCAAGTCCACTAGGATTAATATCTGAAAGTTCAAATTTTAAATGGTTTGAAACAACATTGGCCAGCGGAAGTACTTGGAAAGGGTTGGATATTGGAAACGGCTTTGATATGAATCTTGCTCAAGACAGCAAGATTATGTGGGCGGGTAACCCAACCACTCATTTTATTAATGTTAAAGCTGGCGGAACAATGCAGATATGTGATGATAATGCAATTGAATTCTGGCAAGGTGATCCTACAATTCCGGCAAATAAGAGATTCTTAATAGGAGCAGATATAAGATCTTATAATGATATATCAGTTATCAAAACAACTCCTATTATTCAACTTGAACCATTAAGCGGTTTAAGCAATGGATTAATTCGAAGTTACTTTCCAGTCGATGGAAGTCATGCTGATCATATTCGTCATTCAATTCAATTTCATAATAATGATGATTTAAGTATTGTTTCCCAATATGGTCAAACAATCATACAAAGTGCAACAGTTACAAGTTTTATTAACAATGGCCTTAATCGATTTCAAACGTCTTCGGTTGATCATAATAGATCCTTTGCCGATTTAATAATTCAAAAAACAACTCCGGTTTTATGGTTTATGCCGGGAGTGTCGGATACAGCTGCCATTGAAAATTTTTGTGCCAATCATGTCGGCAATGAAGTAAGACATCAAATACTTTTCCTGGCCAATGATGATCTTTTCATCGGTGCAAACTATGGTGACTCCTACTTAAATGCTGGCGGTGATTATGTATATCTACAAGTTGATGCGGTTAATAAACTTCGCGTCTCTTCAACTGGCGCAAGACTTTATGGAACGTTGGTCGTAGATTCGGCGGCCCCCAGTATTCAACTAACATCATCAAGTGGCGCATGTGAAATTCGAACAACGGCTTCCGGCGGTGGTGGACATCTACATGTTACGGCTGCATCCAATTTATATCTGGCAAGTACCGGCGCAATGAGCTTAGATGCAGATAGCAAGATAACAATATCTGCAAATGCATCACCAGGAATTGTACAGTTAAATGCGATAACACTAGAAACATTTAATGCTCCAGTATATTTGTTTTATGATCATGAATCTCCAAATGAAAAAATATTAACTTATAATGATACTGGGTCTTTAAATCAGTTTAAATTTTTGCGACAAACAATTTTTACACAATATGTTAATTTTCAAGATCATGTTGAATTTACATCTGTTGATGGTGTTGATTTTACTGGGCCGATTTTTGTAGCCGATTCAATACGTGGAACCTATGGCGGATTTCAAGATTTGGTATTATACAATAATAACACCTCTGCCTGGACGCTGACTCATGCTTTTGGTGGCCTTCAAAGATTTATACCATCGGGGGCCAATACAAACAATTCAATTGGTTATTCGACTTATCCAATTGAAGAAATATATGTACATAAAATTAAAGGATATGGGACTTCTCGATCAACTGGCCCTATCACTGATTCCATTTGGTTTTATGATAATAGTAACACAACTCCGGCTTGGATAATGGATGTTGCGGAAGTTGAGTCTGTGGATGTACATTATATAAGGCCAAATCTTGGAGTACCAGCATCGTTGGGCCGGGCCGGAAGTGTGGGCAATCGGCGTACTTTGATAGATGTTGTAACAGAAAAAGTTACATATTATTCTCCAGATGGAAGTTCAATTTGGACAATTGAAGCTCTTAATAATGGCAATCTTTCATTTAAACACAATAATGTTATTCAAGGTCATGTTGATGATACCGGGTTTCATAGTGCTTAATTATTTTCTAGACATAAATAAAATGTTATGATAGTATAAACCTTATTGGTCAAATCATTACTGATTGGTTGACTGATTGATTTAGGATTGGTTTTAAATGGCCTTAACAGACTTTATCAATTTGCTTGTTTATCGTGGTGATGATTCTTCTATAGGTTTAAGATTCAAAACCCCAGACCACGATTCAATTGATATTACCGGTTGGATAATTTCGTTCTCAGTTAAAGAAAAAACTTATCACTCTGATGCCGATGATGTTATCTTAATTGATGTCTCAACACATGCCGATCCAGTAAACGGTATTACGGGCTTTGTGATTCCACATGCTTTAACCGATCCTCTCTTCGGTGTCTATCAGTATGACATACAGTATAAAACAAATCACAATATTAGAAAGACATTCGCAAGAGGACAGATAGAATTTTTTGACGATGTGAGCAGGAGATAAAAATGCCTCCACGAACTTATGATTTAACAAGCGGCGATGTTCACATTGATGTTATCATCGATGGATATTATGGATCCATCGGAGGAACTGGAGGCGCAGGAAGTGTTGGCCCCACCGGACCTACCGGCGCTCCTGGTCCAACTGGCGCGACTGGCGCTGGAAGTCTCGGACCAACTGGTCCAGCGGGCCACGATGGGGTGATTGGCCCAACCGGAGTTACTGGAGACATTGGCCCCACTGGCGGAACTGGCGTAGTTGGTCCAACAGGCTCACAGGGAGTTGGAAATCTAGGACCAACCGGATCGACTGGGCCTACTGGAGAGAGTGGCCCAATCGGACCTACTGGAGAAGATGGGCCAATAGGACCAACGGGGTCTGGCGTCGGAGATGTATACAACAATGTAAATCCTACGCCACAGACACTCGGAGGAATTCCTTCTGGCAGTTCGTTCGTTGATCAAACAATGAAAGAAATGTGGGATGCTCTTCTGTATCCTTATCAAGCACCAGCATTTACTTCTTTCACAATCTCTGGTCAAGCAACAGTAATTGAAGTTGGCGCTAGTGTTCCCGCAAATCCAACCTTTACTTGGACAGAAACAAATATAGGGAATGTTAATCCGAATACAACAGTCATTAGAAACAACGGTGTTATTGTAGCTAACAATGTTTCTAATACAAGTCCAAGAGCAGTGGTTGACGGTGATGTAACTAAGATAGTAGCAACAGCTAATAACTGGACAATTGATCAAACAAATACGCACAGCCAAGTATTCTCAAGAACATTTACAGTTTCTTGGAGGTGGAAAGTTTATTATGGAGAATCGACTAATACTCCATTAGATGAAAATCAAATTGAAGCTTTACGCGCCAATTCTTTGCAAGCCGGGTTTGCTGCGACATATGCTTATCAAACAACTGGTTATAAATATATTTGCTATCCAAGCTTAATGGGATCGGCCACGAGTTTTAAAGACACTGGTACTAATTTGGATGTTCCTTTTGAAGCGCCTTATACAGTTTCTGTAACAAATGCTTATGGCGTAACAACGAATTATAATGTTCACAGATCGACCAATATTATTGGAAGTGCTATTAATATTCAGGTGAGTTAATATGGCACAAATTCCCGGAAGCATAAGGTTCACTGGATTTATCGCTCCGTCGGATTCTAGCGATATCTATTATGTTCTTGATCCAATTTATGGCAAGGGCGGTTATCGAGAAGTAGCGAATACAACCGAAAGAAATACGATAACGGTTCCGCGCAGACGTGAAGGAATGATGTGTTACGTTACCGACGTACACAAATTCTATTATCTTCTTGGTGGAATTGATAATGCAAACTGGACAGAATTTACTGGCGGAGTTTCTGGAACTGTTACGGTCGATCAGGGCGGCACCGGATTGACTGTTGTTCCGTCCGGAAGAATCTTATTTGGTAATGATTCTACTACGTTAGCTACATCATCTAGTTTGTCTTGGGACAATATCAAATCACAGCTGTCGTCTCCAAGTTTAGTTTTATCTGTAACAACACTGGGGGCAATCACTCAAGGCGAACTTCAATACAATGGAACGGATTTATATTTTTCAACAAGTCCATTGGTGAGAAAAAAGGTATTAACAATCACCACACCAATGCCGACCTATAATATTACTAATTGGTCTGAGTCAAGATCCGCCGATGCTTTAAATTTAAACATCGATCAAATTGGAAACCTGCTCGGCACTCTAATAAATGATTTACGAAGTGCTGGATTGATAAGTTAGTTCTTGACACATTTTCCTTTTATAGTATACTATTACCGTGTAATCTTTTAGTTTTAAATTTGGAGTAAACTATGACAGCAGATAAAAAGACACTTGAGAATGAAATGAATTTCTTCAAGGCACAAGCTTATGATATTCTTGCAAATATGGAATCAGTCGAGATCCAATATCGAAATGCAAAGCAGGATCTTCAAAACAAGTTGAATCAAGTCAATCAACAAATTGCTGCCAAGAGTCAATTGATTCAAGCGCAAGAACCCGCGCCGCAACAAGAAGCGGTCAAAGAAGACAAACAACTGTTGAATGAAGAGGAGAGTATATGAGCATTGGACTTATTAAGCACAACAAGTATTATTATTTGATTGTTGGAAAGTTGCTTCGCATATTGGATGGTGCATTTCATTTTGTGTTCTATAAGTGCGGTGTACAAAAGTTATTAAAGATCGCCACGGGGCACTGGAAATTTAGACCGATGCTTTCTTGGAATGGTGCGTCTGATTATGAATATTTAATGACATATAAAGCTTTAAAATGTGGCGAACCGCAAATAGGATCTACGGGATTGAATTATTCCTTACTTTATAAGGAAGGCGATCCAGGACAACCGAACAAGATAATTAAGTAATGCACAGTTGTTTTAATTGCGGCAAATTTATTTCTATGGAGTGGCATCCCAATATGCCAGAGTTCTGTAACCTTAGTTGCAGATTTGATTATTATGAAAGAGGTGGATCAGCGTTTGATGAAGAGCAGCGAGAAAAGAATCTTCAAGAATCTTATAAGGTGGCCAACGAACAATGGATAACAAGAAACAAACAGAAGCAACTCCAAAAGAAACAGAAAGAAAATGGAAGTCTAGAGTAGGCTGCCATTTAATAATGAAAAACGAGGAGCTTGATCTTGATCGAGCACTCTCCAGTATGAAAGGCTGCTGGGATACTTTGTGTATTGTAGACACCGGCAGTACAGACAAATCTATTGAGATTGCAAAGTCACACGGCGCTTTTGTTAAAGAAGATTCTTGGTATGATGATTTTGGCCGCAGTCGGAATACTTCTTTGGATTTTCTTTATGAGACAGATCCAAATCTAGATTGGGTTATGTGGTTCGACTGCGACGATGTTTTGATGTCGCCGCAGGATGTAACTCGCTACAGGGAAATCCTAGATCAATATCTAGACAATCCAAATGTAGAGTGTATTAATATGCCCTACATTTATTCGCATAGCTCAAACGAAATCGGAAATCAGTCTCTACCAGAATTTAAATATTATAGACTTCGTGCATTCAAAAAAGGAACTGCAAGGTGGACGGCAAGAATTCATGAATATCTAGAGTCAAATGCAGGAAAACATATTGCACCGGCAGACGTTACCTTTCATCACTTCCGACGCGGAACAGGCGTGGCGAACACTGCTAGGAATCTTCGTATCCTTAGAAAAGTTTATGACGATGCAAAGCCAGAAGAGAAAGCTCGGTACGCTTTTTATCTTGGCAAAGAATGTACATATAACGGGCTGCACGAAGAAGCCATTGAGCATTTCAAATTCTATCTACCAATCTCAAATTTCCCGGCGGAAAAAATCCGCGCCCTATACGAATTGGCAAACTGTTATAAAGTTCTTGGTAAGATCGAAGATGCAAAGCGGTGGGCATTTGAAGCAATCATTGCCGACCAAAGATATCCTGACCCATATGTGTTAATGTCACAGATTGCATATGAGCAGAAAGACTGGAAGATGTGTATCAACTGGGCGCAGATTGCTCCCAACTTAGATCGAGCGGAGACTTATTTTTTCGATTATATGCCAATGTCAACTTGGTTGCCACAAGATTATATGCAAGCCGCATATTATTATCTAGGCCAGCCAGAGAAAGCAAAAGAAGCGTTGGACAAATGCCTCTTCTATAAGCCGCACGAGCGCAGATATTTACACAACTGGGCATTATTTCATAACGATATAAAGAAGACTGCTATTATTATTCCGACCCTCGACCGCAAAGAAAGGCTGATAAACTGTGTCAGCAAAATAAAAGAAAACATAATGATTTCTAATTATGAAATCTTAATTGGTGTTGATGGCAATGAAGCTTACTTTAATGAATTGAATGAATGCTTTAAAGCCGAAACACAAATGTCGATTGTGTTGTTCGAAAAGAAAGTTGGTGTGCCTACAATCGTAGAAGAGTTAATTGATCTTGCAAAAGAACACGGCTGCACCTATTGCACATATCTTGGTGATGATACTGAACCGCTGGTTGGATTTTTAGTTCATGCATACCTGGCCTGTGAAGATAAAAATCTTGTTTGTTACAACGATAAAGTTTGGAACGGAGAGATTGCTTGCCACTGGTTTGCTCCAATTGATCTCAGAGATAAACTTGGTGGATTCTTTTTCCATAAAGGCTATCATCATCTCGGTTGTGACAATGAATTAACAGAGAAAGCAAAGGCAAAAGGTTTGTATAAGTATGAACCAAAAGCTTATGTTGATCATATTCATTGTATTGTAAATGTGTGTTCTGATAAAAATAAAGTTGCTGAAGTAGATGATTGTTATAAGCTGGCTTGGAACGATGCTAACTGTACGGCAGACAGAGAACTTCTTGCAAGACGTAAAGCAAATAATTGGTTGGCCGACACAGAAGAAATAAAGATTGATATCGGGGCGGGCACTGTTAAGCACGAAGGATATATTACTCTTGATAAGTTCTGTAAAGCAGATATCAAAGCTGATATATTAGAAGAAGGATTGTTCAAACCAGAAACCATTGATAAATTTTTGCTTGAACATGTGTTAGAACATTTTACAGAAGCTGAAGGAAAAGAATTACTTAGCATCTTATATAAAGCTTTAAAGCTTGGCGGTGAAATTGAAATTGCCGTTCCAGATATGGGCTTGGTACAATTGGTAGAAAATCCTGAATATCGTTGCAGAGTTATGTATGGATGGCAATGCAACCCTGGGCACTTTCATAAATTTGGTTATCTTAACCAGACATTAAAGAAGACACTGGAAGCTGCCGGGTTTACTACAATGTCGCTAAATGAAACCTTCGAATATGATGCTCCAAGCTTAAGAGCGGTTGCTGTCAAATAATTGTTTTTTATAAATACTTTCGTATAAATACATTTGATTATGTAATAAAGCGAATCGTTGACGATTCAATAACGATTCAATATTGATTTAACCAATTTAAGGAAATAACGATGGCTGCACAACGATTTGGAGTTATTGCTAGTAACATTACAGGGACATCCCTGCAAGTACTTCGCGTCAAAAATGACGAAAGTGGCTTTGAGTTTGTTTCGCCGGGGGATGTGTCTGGTTTAGTTGGCCCAACAGGTTCAACTGGAGCACTCGGTCCAACAGGAACAACTGGAGCACTCGGTCCAACAGGAACAACTGGAGCACTCGGTCCAACAGGAACAACTGGAGCACTCGGTCCAACAGGAACAACTGGAGCACTCGGCCCAACAGGAACAACTGGAGCACTCGGCCCAACAGGAACAACTGGAGCACTCGGTCCAACAGGAACAACCGGAGACTTAGGCCCAACAGGTTCAACTGGAGCACTCGGCCCAACAGGTTCAACTGGAGCACTCGGTCCAACAGGAACAACTGGCGCTTTAGGCCCAACAGGAACCACTGGCGTACAGGGCGAGCTTGGTCCAACAGGTTCAACCGGTGCTATCGGTCCAACGGGTAATGGTGGCTCACTCGGTCCAACTGGTCCGCAGGGAGACTTAGGCCCAACAGGAACCACTGGCGCTTTAGGCCCAACAGGAACCACTGGCGCTTTAGGCCCAACAGGGACCACTGGCGCTTTAGGCCCAACAGGCGCTCAGGGCAACCTGGGTCCAACGGGTCCAACTGGCGACCAGGGCATTCAGGGTGTTACGGGCACAAACGCCGCTGGCATTGTATACTACATTCACGAAGAGAACTCGGATGTTACTAATTATGATTACATGTACCGCATTCCTGCCGATGATCCAGAATCATCTGAGGCTGCTACGTCTGATAGTAATACAGAAGTTCTAATCAAGGAATATGTTTCGGAAGCGGGCGATCCCGGTCTTATGAATATTCCTGCCGGTGAATGGACGATTGATACCTATGCTAAAGTAGACACCAATGTAGACGTTAACAAGCTGCTTGTTAAAGTTTATAAGAGGGCTGGCATAACTGAAACATTGATTGTTTCGGGCGAAGCGGTTGTTACAGCAACTTCTGCTACAATGTACGTAATCGATGTTACACAAACGCTAGATGTTGCTCTTGACGTAACTGATCGTATTGTTGTAAAATATTATGCAAAGTCTAGTTCCACTGGCGGAAGAACTATTACGGTATATCTTGAAGGAACAACCCACAGTTCGCACCTACATACCCCAATCTTTGGTGGTGCAGTTGGTCCAATTGGTCCGACCGGTTCGACTGGTGCAGTAGGTCCAACTGGTTCGACTGGTGCAGTAGGTCCAACAGGAACAACCGGAGACTTAGGCCCAACAGGAACAACCGGCGCATTAGGCCCAACAGGCTCTCAGGGCAACTTGGGTCCAACTGGGGCTAAAGGCAATACCGGAGACTTAGGCCCAACGGGTGCTGATGGTGCTCAGGGTAACTTAGGTCCAACCGGCAATACCGGATCGATTGGTCCAACAGGCTCAACCGGCGCACTAGGCCCAACAGGAACCACTGGAGCACTTGGTCCAACAGGAACCACTGGAGCACTAGGCCCAACAGGAACCACTGGAGCACTTGGTCCAACAGGAACCACTGGAGCACTTGGTCCAACAGGTCCGACTGGAACCTTCACTGGCCCAACTGGTGCTTATACTGTGACCAACGTAACGCTGGATCAAGAATTTGATGCTGATGTAACATCAATCGATGAGTTAGCAGATGTTCTTGGATCAGTAATTACTCACCTAAAAGCGAAAAACATTTTAGGATAATATAAATAGGAATGGGGCTTCACGGCCCCTTCCTAAAATTTTTATTTGGGAGTTTAAAATGGCAAATTTATATACATCACAGCTTATGGAAGTTTCTGAGAATCCAGTCGAGATTCTTATTAATCGCGTTTCGATTGATGCTCAAGTGAAGTTAGAAGTATCAAAATTTTCAGCCAGTGACGAATTGGTTGGAGTTGTCGTTCCTCCTACAACTTATGTAGAGAACGGCGGATGTGCAGAAGATAAGACTCGTATTAGAGTTTTCTTAAACGAAGGACAAGTTGCTGCTGGCGAAAAGATTCAAGTCAAGCTAGACAACTAAGGTTTTAAATACCAATTAACGTATTGGCACGGGCCGGAAGTTCGAATCTTCCGGCCTTTTTTATTGATGGCCCTCTAATATAAATACAATGAGGGCGGAATATATGCACCGAGGAACACCTAAAAGAAGGCTGCTAAAAGAAAACAAAATCAAAAATGAATGTTCCATATGTGGGTTATCCGAATGGAATCTTAAACCACTAACACTGGTTCTAGATCATATTAATGGTATCAATAATGATGATCGAACTGAAAATCTTAGATTACTTTGTCCAAACTGCAATAGTCAAACAAGTACATTTTGTGGTAGAAATATTAAAAAGAAAAGAATTATTAACTATCTTACTAAAGAATGTCCTGTCTGTTATAAGAAATTTCAAACGAGGCAATCGCGAGAAAGAACATATTGTTCTTGTAAATGTTCTAATACAGATCGAATCCACCCAACAAAAATAAATTGGAATTTTATAGATTTAAATTGTTTGATGTTTGAAAATGAAATGAATTTTTCAAAAGTTGCTCGTTTGTTGGGTGTCAGTGATGCGTCTGTACATAAGCATTTTAAAAAATAATCTTGGTGGGAGTGATAGGATTCGAACCTACTAGCCCTGCGGGAGCAGTTTTACAGACTGCCGTAACCCACCGTCGTTACCGCACTCCCATATTGTTCTCCCGTTACGGGAGATAGAATGGATAATATGACAGAAGAAAATGTTTCATACGGCTCTATTTATATCACAAATAGATTTAAATACAAGCATTTTTAAAATTATTTGTGATACCCAGGCAGATGAATGTGACACCCCAATATTGCTAACTCATTGTCTCGTTTATTTTTGTCATTATACCCGAGAGTAAATACTTGACCGCCTTTTAAAGTTATTTCCAAAATATATTCTGGAGGATCAACTGGCGGAGAATGTATTTCAACTGATGCAATTTCTGCCTCGTCGATCCATACGCGCTGTTCATAAAGAGCATTATCACTTTTAATTTCCATCATAGCATCACGCATCATATTTCGTCATTTGTTTCTTTCCAAACACGACCGTTTGAACGTCGCCCTCAATTCGATATTCTTGATTGATATCTTTTTCCATCTTTGTAATTGTAGTGATGAAGATTCCTGGTTCAAACACTCGGTCTTTAATAATGTTTAGTTTGGTTGGATCATCCGCAGGAATCAAAAGCGTCAGTCTCAAATCGCGATTAACAATAACAATTACATCCGGATATTCAGATTCAATTGCTGTAATCATCCCATACAAAGGATATGTCTTTCCAACTTCGCAGGTTTCCATTATAATTTTTAGAGGAAGTTCTGGAGTATCTTCTTTATCGTTTGTCATTTTAAGTCTCGAAAGAGGCGGGGTTTGAGTCCCCCGCCGTAACTGATGACCAGGACTTATTTACTTCCGACAGATTCCATTAGGACATTTGTTTACATCTTTATCAATGTCTTTGCCACGCTTATAATAATCATCCCATGCACCATTTTCTCCATTACATGCAGGAACAACCGCTTTTCTTGTAAGTCTTGCAAGTTCAACAAGTTTCTTTACATTCTTGCGAATTTGCTTTTTGGTTGTTTTATTAATTCCCTTAGCGCATTCTTCTGGGCAGAGCCACACTTTCTTTTGTAAGCTCTTAATTAAGGTAATTGTGTCATCAGACAATTTTAATGATTTCTTTTCAATTTCATCCGCGTCTGATGAATTAAGGCCGCATTTCCTTCCAATGTCTAAATACTTCAAGATAGAAACATTAAGAAGGGAATTGACTTTACGAATCATTCTCTTTGTTCTGGCCTTCAATATAACTTCCTTTTTTCCATCGCCGCCGCAAATACCACACGCATCATACTGACAGGGCGTTGGAGAAGGGGACGGGGTGGCTGTCGGTTTTGGGGTAGGCTTAGGTGAAGGTTTGGGTGTCGGAGAAGGAGTAGGATTAACACACTCTCCCTTAGTATCTCCGTGAATATAATAATCCTGCCAATCTTCGCAGCGAATGGTTATTGTTTCGCATCTATTTGATGTCAAACACACGAGTCTTTGTGCTTGATTAGAACAGTTACAAGCACAGTGACAAATGATCATTGTGCAAGGAGTCGGCTTCGGAGTTGCCGTTGGAGTGGGCGTTGGCGGAACCGGAGTTGCCGTTGGAGTGGGCGTTGGCGGAACCGGAGTTGCCGTTGGAGTGGGCGTTGGCGGAACCGGAGTTGCCGTTGGAGTGGGCGTTGGCGGAAGACAAGTTCTGAACTTGTATCTGGTGCTGCATCCAGCTTTAGCGGCGACCTTTGATATTTGTTTATTCTGATAACTGAAAGTATAAGTATGACCAACATTCAAATTATCAAATTTATAAGATGCCGATTCATCGCAAAAATACAAGACCACATTTGACAAATCTTTGGTGCAGGAAACCACAACACTGGTTCCGGTTGAATTGAATGAAAAGGTGCAAGTCGATTCACAGCTGGGTACACACATTGGCGCACCGACATCGAGAGCATAAACTCCAGTTGCACCGCACAAGATAGATGCGATGAGTATGCACAACGTATTGATATTCTTTCGAAACATATTAAACTCCTTTAATAACGCACAAATCTTTTTCACCAAGATTACATACTGTAGCATCTCTTTAAAAGAAAATCAAATAAAATCTTCTTATAAATATACTTGTGTAATATTTAATAAAATACTGTCTGGAGTGTTTGCATGACTAAACCCATTAACCAATCGAATTATTTAGACCTTAAACAAGATCATGAATGTTTCAAATCAGCAATCGAATGCTTTAAGATAAGTGCCCAAAATATTGAAGCAAATACGGCGGCGACAGTATCAACATTAAAGGAACTTCATACAGACAACAACGAACATTTGAAAATAATTGCAGGGAAAAAACAAGTGCCACTATCAATTTTCATTATGATTGTCGGGCTGTTAAGCGGTTTGATAGTTGCAACAGAAGTTAAATATTCGGGGATAACAATTGATATTGGCTGGGATCATATCAGAGTTAATTCAAATAAATATAAACCGATGAGTATTAGTTTACCAGAAGAATCTCCCAGTCTTTTAAAGATATAAATAGTTTAAACGAAAGGAAATAATATGGCGTTAGACACAAGAGTTAAAGATCAATTACGATATCGCGCAGCTGTTGCGATTACTCCAGCAGATGTTTTGATTCCTTGCACCAATGCAATCTGGGTCGGAACTACTTGTAATCTACAAGTTTTGTTTGTGGATCAAGAAGCTCCTGTAACAATACCAAATGTTGTTGGTGGGAAAGAATATCGCTTTATGGTCACAAAAATATTAGCCGGAACTGATATTGTAGCTTTGTATTAAGGAGCATTTAAATGGCAGCAAAAAGATTAGGACAATTTCTTTCAAACGTAACAGGAACTTCAGGACAGATCCTCCGGGTTAAGTCTGACGAATCTGGCTTCGAGATGTTCACTCCTGCGGGTTTGCCGACCTACACCATCACCAACGACACCACGGACAGGACGATTGATGCAGATGTTACAACGGCAGATGAACTTGCGGATGTACTTGCAACACTGATTAAAGACATTACAACTTTAGTTGGAGGTCCAGTCGCTTTCCAGTGGAGTTCTTCAGAACAAGTATGGCCTTTTGAGAAAGATGACTCTGGAAATATCTTATATTGTAAACAAATTGATTGTGGAACACTGCCCAATAGTGGCAATTCAAATACTTCGCATAATATACCTTCATTAAATACTCTAAAAGTTCATAAAGTTGAAGGATTGGTGTTTGGTCCAACATCAACTGATTATGCTTTGCCTCTCAATATGACCCGCAGTGATGGATATAATTACACTGTAAGCGTATGGATGCAATACACTGTGGTAACTATTCAAACGGGATTTAATTATGGAACCTATGGCTGGACTGCCAAAGTTAGAGTTATTTACGCTAAATAAAACAAATGGCCGAAGTAAATAGCAGAATAGAACTGAAAGAATATTGTTTGAGACAACTGGGCTATCCAGTTATCGATATCAATGTTGCCGATCAACAACTCGAAGATCGTATTGATGACGCTTTGCAGTTTTTTAATGAATGGCATTTTGACGGCGCTGAGAAACTCTATACCAAACACAAGCTTACAGCCACTCAATTAAACTTTGCTGCACCAATACCGGTAGATACTTTCAGGAAAGGCGATCAAGTTATTGGTGGAACAAGCGGCGCTAAGTCAATGGTACACGTTCAGTCTGCCAACAACGCTTCTATTATGGTGTGGCAAACAGAAGGTGCATTTGTAAACGGAGAAACTATCTCTAGTATAATTTCCTCTGCAACTTTGGCCGCTATCAATGCAGTTGTTATTGGAGACTTGGATAAAAAATATATTGACGTTTCAAATGCTGTGATGAGTGTTACAAAGATATTTCCTATCAGTGCAAATATGACAACTTCATATTTGTTTGACCCAGCTTACTATCAAGCGTTTGAATTGATCTGGAACTTCAACGGACTTGATATGGTTTCTTATGAACTAATGAAAGAACGAATCAATCTGATGAACCAGTTGTTGATTGGTCAGAAGCCAATTCGATTTAATAGACACACTGAAAAACTTTATATTGATTTCGATTGGAAACGCGCCGTAGTTCCAGATATGTATTTGATTATTGAATGTATGAGAATTTTAGATCCAGAAGAGTATACAAAAGTGTGGGGCGATTATTTCTTGAAGCAATACTGCACGGCACTGTTTAGAATTCAGTGGGGCAATAATATTTCTAAGTTTGCTGGCATTCAATTGCCCGGCGCTGTTACTTTAGATGGACCAAGGATTCTTGAACAAGGTAAAGCGGAGAAGCTTGAGCTTGAAGAACAAGTCAAAAATGGAAGATTCTCGGAGCCGCTTGGGTTCTTCGTGGGATAGATTATTCAATAATCAAAAAATAACAAAAATATAAATACAAATGTTACATTTGTATTAAATAGGAATTTCAAATGGCAGCAAGAAGACTTGGTACAGTTCTTACAAACATTACAGGAACATCTGGGCAGATTTTAAGAGTCAAGACGGACGAATCTGGTTTTGAGTTTTATACTCCAACTGGGTTACCTGCTTACACTATCACCAACGACACTACAGATCGCGTGATTGATGCGGATGTTACAACAGCAGATGAGTTGGCGGATGTACTTGCAACTTTGATCAAGGACATCACAACTCTTGTTGGTGGTCCAGTTGCTTTCCAGTGGTCTACTTCAGAACAGGTTTGGCCATTTGAGAAGGATTTATCGGGCAGAACGTTATACTGTAAAGAAATAGATCTGGGTGATCTTCCCCAGGATGGAATAAAAACCACATCTTTGGGAAATATTAATACCCAAAAAATATTTAAATACTATAGCGCTACACAGCGTATTGGCTCTGATCAATTCGTGGGCCTTCCGGCGGTCTATGGTAATCCCGCCACATATAGCATTAGCCTTTTTATAGGAACACCAGCTGGAATTAACCTACGAACCTTTACCACCGATTACGGAACAGGGTGGTCAACATGGATTAGAATAATTTACGCTAAATAAATTTCTTTATTGCGATGATAAATAATTCATTATGAGACTATTTCAGAAATCAACTTATCTCGGCAACCCCAAACTAAAAGCTGCCGGTGTAAAGATTGATTTTACGCAAGAACAAGTCGCCGAAATAATAAAGTGTTCCAAAGATCCAATCTACTTCATCGAAAACTACGTCAAGATTATTTCATTGGACAAAGGATTGATTCCTTGTGTCCTATACGATCATCAAAAGAGAATGATCAAAAACTTCATTGATAACAGATTTTCAATTAGTTTGTGTTCTAGGCAAATTGGCAAGTGTTGTGACGCACTTACGCGAATTCGCTTAAAAAATAAAGAAACAAATCAAATAGTTGAAATGACAATGAAAGAATTTTTTGAAATCAATAAAAACTCCGCACTGTCGAGTGAAAAGGAAGATAAATAATACGATGAATATTATTTATTAAGGATATGAAATGGAAAGATTGTGCAGGTTTTGTCGAAAAGATATTTCACATAAACCAAAAAAGGCTTTGTATTGTAATGCAAATTGCAAAAACCACTATGCGTTTCGTGCCAGATCCGAAAAATTAAAACGAGACATTCGGTGCGTTGTCTGCGACAAAGATTTTTATTCGAAAAGTCCAAATAAAATAGTTTGTTGTTCTGATGAGTGTAAGAGACAACGGAGAAATTTAAAACAGAATGATAAGGTCTTTGAAAGAAACGATTTAAAATTCAATATTCTATCTGAATATGTTGAATGTAAAGTATGTGGTCTTAAATCACAGTCGATTGCTTCACATATTCGAAAGATGCACGGCATATCAACAAAAGAATATTGTGAAAAATTTCCAGGAGAGTCGTGTCAAACAGAAACATATCGTAAGTTTTTGTCTGACAAAGTGTTAGGAGCAAAAAATCCTGCACATCAACATGGAGGAAAATTTTCTCCCTTCTCAGATAAGTTTATAGGAAAGGCCAAAAAAGAAGATGTTCTTAAAAAGTCTAAAGAATCAAGAAAAAGAAATCACAACAACACCACTAGTTTAGAATATTATACATTTCGTGGAATGTCTTTAGAGGACGCAATCATTGCAAGAAGAGAAAGACAACAAACCTTTTCGTTAAAAAGATGTATTGAGAAATATGGTGAACAAGAGGGAAAACTTAAATGGCAAAGTCGACAAGAAAAGTGGTTATCAAATTTTAAAAAACAAAACTATTCAAATGTATCTCAGACTTTATTTTGGTCGGTATATAATCAACTAGATTTATCTTGTCACGAAATATATTTTGCAACATTGAACACACACACAAAAAACAAAGACGAAACAATTAATCACGAATATTGTTTGAAATTAGAAGAATCATATTGCAAACCAGACTTCTATCTTAAAGATCTTCAAAAGGTTATAGAATTTGATGGAGAATACTGGCACCATGCAAATCCAAATAATATGCAAAGAGATCTAAACCGTCAACAAAAAATAGAAGCACTGGGAATCAAAGTTCTTCGTGTCCGAGAAAAAGACTATAAAGCATCTCCAGAAACAATTGTCTATCAATGTTTAGAGTTTTTAAATGAATAAATCTGATTCGCTGGAAAGAAAATTTGTTGAATCTTTTGACATTTCTGACTGGGAAATTGAAACAGATACTGGATGGGAAGATGCTACCGAAATCCACAAGACAGTTCCTTATTTGGTATATTCAATCATAACCGATTCCGGAAAAACATTAAGATGCGCCGACAATCATATTATATTTGATGCTTGTGGAGATGAAATATTTATTAAAGATTGTATTCCAAATCAAACAAAAATTATAACACGCGATGGGTATGAAACAGTTGTGTCTGTATTAAACGAACAGCTTGAAGAAAACATGTATGATATCACGGTGGATTCAAACAACCATCGATACTATACCAACGAAATTTTAAGTCACAACACAGTTGGATATATTTGTTATATTTTATGGGCAGCAATTTTTCATGAACACAAAAATATTGTTTTACTTGCCAACAGAATTAAAACTGCCAGAGACATTTTAGCCAGATTAAAAATGGCGTATGAAAATTTACCAGTTTGGCTACAACAGGGTGTAATTGAATGGAATAAAACTTCTATCGAACTTGAAAACGGCTCGAAGGTTTCCGTGGATGCAACAACAGGAAATGCAGCTAGATCTGGCAGCATCACAGACCTCGTGCTCGACGAATTTGCATTTGTGCCAAATAATGTTGCATCAGATTTTTTTAAATCGGTATATCCAACGGTAACTGCCGGAACGCAGTCTAAGATTATTATAGTCAGCACCGCCAACGGCGTAAATCTTTTTTATAAACTCTGGCACGATGCAGAGGCCGGACTAAATTCTTATTCTCCATTTAAAGCATATTGGTGGGAAACTCCAGGAAGGGACGAAAAATGGAAAGAAGAAACAATTAAAAATATTGGAGAAGAAGCTTTCAGAATTGAGTACTCCAATGAATTTTTTGGTTCTGTAAGCGATACTTTAATTTCATCTTCGAAGTTAGCTAACTTGATATTCGATAAGCCTCTCTATTCAGAGCGCGGCTTAGATGTTTATGAATTGCCAGAAGCTGGGAAGGAATATTGTATTTGTGTAGATACTGCCAGAGGAGATAAAAATAATTGTTCTGCTTTTACAGTAATTCAAATCTCAAACCTTCCCTACAAAGTTGTGGCCAAGTATCGTTCAAATACAATCTCGGCTATGGCTTATCCAGCTATCATTGTTGACATAGCAAAAAAGTATAATGAATCTTATGTGTTAGTTGAAATCAACGATATCGGCGGGCAAGTAGTTGATATTATTAAATATGAACTCGAATATGAAAATGTTTTAAGTACAACTATGGATAAGAAGCTGTCGGCCCAAAAGATTGCAATCGGGCAGCCAAAAGGTTTCAAACTTGGTTTAAGAACAACAACAAGTGTAAAAAGAATTGGTTGTTCTAATCTTAAAACTTTAATTGAAGAAGATAAACTAGTTATTAGAGATTTTGATATCATATCAGAGCTTTCGTCTTTCATAAGCAAGGGCGGCTCGTATGCGGCGGATTCTGGCTATGATGATGATCTTGTTATGTCTTTAGTGATGTTCGGCTGGTTGACAAGTCAGAAATACTTTAAGAATATCACGCCAGAAACATTAAAGACTTCCTTGACAAATGACGGAATGTTTATAGAAGTTCCATTTGCTTTCAAAGACAACCACGATGGTAAGACAAAACCTGAAAGTTTCGTGGCAGATGGTGATTTATGGCTAGTATGCGACGATGACTATCAGCCACATTAACCAAATGAAAAATCTCAAATTAATAAATAAAAATATAGAATACTATAAAATTCTAATTATTAAGGAGAACGAAGATGTCATTTTCTCTTAGCCCAGGCGTAAACGTAACTGAAATTGATCTAACTAATGTAATTCCTGCTGTGTCCACAACTGACGGCGCACTGGCCGGTGACTTTCGTTGGGGGCCTTGCGATGAAGTTGTACTAGTAAGTTCTGAGAATGAACTGGTCAATAGCTATGGCAAGCCAGATACGGCGAACGCGGCCACTTGGTTTACTGCTGCCAGTTTCTTGGCATACGGCAACAAGCTCAGATTGGTTCGAGCAATCAACGAAGCAACTTCAAAGAATGCTTCTAGCAATGCCGGAGATGTACAACTCATTAAGAACGATGTGGATTTTGAGACACGCTCTCCGTTCCCCTCTGGATTTTCTGCCGCAAAGTTTCCGGGCGCAAAGGGTAACGGCATTATCGTTTCAGTGTGTCCATCAGCTGCCGCTTTTAGACAAACCGGAATGTTAACTGTGGGCACTACAGGATCCCACCTTAGTCTAAGTTCGGGGGATGTAAATAATTTTGGAGTTGGCTCTGTTGTTATTAACGAAGTTACTAATGAACAAAGAACTATCACTGCTGTCGGCGTTCCGGATAGCAGCGGCGCTACATTAAACTCTGCATTTTCTGTTGATATAACATTTGGAACTCCTGTAACGGTTCAGTGGCAATACTTTGAAGTGTTTGGAATCGCTCCTAGCACATCTTCTTTTATTGCTGCAAAGGGAGGAAGCAATGATGAGATTCATGTTGCAGTAGTAGATGGCTCAGGCGTTTTCACGGGCCTGAATGGCCAGTTGCTTGAGAAGTATCAGTTCCTATCTAAATGCACTACGGCCAAGACAGAAGATGGAAGCGCGAATTATTGGGTAGCCAGAATCAACCAATCTTCAAAATATGTAAGGATCCTAGAGAACTCGGTTGATTCGAACAACATTACTGCCCCATACAAAAATGCAGATCCGGCATATGCTTATGTCGGTGGCGCTCCAAAGACAGAGGTAATGGCTGGCGGTGCTGATGGCAACTCGCCTTCAGATGGTGACATCGAACGCGGATATGACCTGTTCAGAAACGCCGAAGTTGTGGACGTGGCTCTAGTAATTACTGCAAATCACAGCACATCAGTAGCTAGATATGTCATTAACAACCTTTGCGAGTATCGCAAGGATTGTATTGCGCTGATTTCGCCCAAGTTGGATTCGGTTGTAAACAATCCTGATCCACTTCCCGATGTAATCCAAGACCGCGAAGATTTGCAAATCTCTTCTTCATATGCCGTCATGGATGCTAATTGGAAGTTTATGTATGACAAGTACAATGATGTTTATCGTTGGGTTCCCATGAACGGAGACATCGCCGGTCTATGCGTAAGAACTGATACAGATAGAGATCCTTGGTGGTCGCCAGCCGGTTTAAACCGGGGTCAGATTAAGAACGTTGTAAAGCTTGCTTACAATCCAGACAAGGCTGACAGGGACGATCTCTACCTGAAAGGAATCAATCCGATTATTTCTATCCCAGGTCAAGGCATCGTTCTCTACGGTGACAAGACATTGCTTGGCAAACCAAGTGCGTTTGATCGCATCAATGTTCGCAGATTGTTCATCGTTCTTGAGAAAGCAATTGCTCTAGCTGCAAGATTCTTCCTGTTTGAATTCAATGATGAATTTACCAGAGCGCAGTTCAAGAGTCTTGTCGATCCCTATCTGAGAAGTGTGAAAGCTGCCAGAGGTATCTATGACTTCATGATTGTTTGCGACGACACAAACAACACAGGAGAAGTAATTGATAGAAACGAATTCGTTGGTGACATTTACATTAAGCCCGCGAGATCAATTAATTTTATACAACTCAATTTCATTGCAGTTCGTACTGGAGTTGCTTTCGAAGAAGTTGTTGGGAAGTTCTAAGCAGTTTGAATAAATATATTAAAATCTCTTTAGGAGAAACTCATGGCAGACAATAATTCATTTCAGATTGATCGTTTTAAGAGTAACTTCAAAACAGGCGGCGCAAGACCCAACCTGTTTCGGGTGATGGTAGATATGTCAGCCGGTCAGGGCGGTGGAGACAAATTAACATTCACCTGTAGGGCGGCCAGTCTTCCAGCAGCTACTTTAGGCACAATTGAAGTTCCATACTTCGGCAGAAAGGTAAAGGTTGCTGGTGATCGCACATTCGCCGAATGGAGTATAACAGTTCTGAATGATGAGGATTTTATTGTTCGCAGAAGTTTCGAACTCTGGAACAACAGAATCAATAGTCACAATGCCAATGTTAGAGCTGCTGGTGTATACAACATCGAGGGCGGTTCTGGTGCATATAAAAAGAATGCAGACATTTATCATTATGATAAGAAGGGTAATACAATTGCTCAATATAGAATGCTTGGTAGTTATCCCTCAGAGATTGGAGCTATAGAAATGGCGTGGGATACGAATGATACAATTGAAGAATATCAAATAGTTATGCAATATGATTATTGGGAGTCTGTACAACCTGGCCCCGGAATCTATTAATATACTTTCTAATACCTAAATTTTGTTAAGCCCCGAAACTGGGGCTTTTTTATTATAATTTCACTTGACATTTAATTTGTTTGGGATATACTTTAATGATGGAGCGTGAACAGCTTAAAAGTTGGATTAAACAAAATCTTCTTAAATCCAATGGTGCAATTAATAGCACCGTTATAAACCGAATAGATTGGTGGCAGCAAAAAAATTTCTTAACAATTAGAGATAATATCATAGAAATGACTTCGTTCTTGGACGAGGCCGGGTCTTTCTCTAAAAGACTTCAATTCATTTTAAATGACATTCAATACATTCCAGTCTGTCCGGTATGTAGACACGCGCCTTTAAAGTGGTTGCCGAATTTGTTGCAGTTCCAGCCAACATGCTCTAGCAAATGTGGATATATCAATAATAACGAACAGAGAAAAAAAACAAACATCGAAAAATATGGAGTTGAAAATCCTGCACAGTCGGCAGATATTAGAAAAAAGATAACAAATACATGCCTTCAAAAATATGGAGTTACAGCGCCTTTACAAAATACAGAGATTCGAAAAAAGGCTGATCTAACATGCATCCAAAAATATGGGGTCGCAAATCCATCTGGAATGCCCGAGATAAAATCTAGAAGAGAATCAACTAATAGAAAAAAATTTGGAGTTCCATATGCATCTCAGTCCGAACCTATAAAAGAAAAAACGCAACTTACGTGTTTAAAAAAATATGGCACACCGAGCCATCTACAGAAACACTTGTCTTTAGAAATATTACAAAAACTTCAAGACAAAGAATGGCTGAAAAATCAACATTATGAACAAAACAAAACCTTATCAGAAATTGCTAATATTTTAAAAGTTACTAAATTATTAGTGAGTCGATATTTCAAGAGACATGAAATTGAAGTTAAAGGACTTTCGCACTCTTTATTGGAAAAAGAAGTTCTGGTATATATTCAAAGTATATACTCCGGAGCCATAATCGAAAATGATAGAACAATTATAGCACCAAAAGAATTAGACATCTATTTACCCGAGATAAATTTAGCTATCGAGTTCAACGGTATATTTTGGCATTCATATGATTCGATTGAAACATTTAAAGAAAAATGTATTCACTTGACAAAGAATAAAAAATGTATAGAAGCAGGAATTCATCTTATTCAAATATTTGAGAATGAGTGGTTATTGAAACAAGATATCTGTAAATCAATTATTTCTTCACATTTAAATCATTATAACGAAAAAATATTTGCAAGAAATTGTACGATCAAAGAAATCTCTTCTCGGGAAAGTAGAGATTTTAATAACCAAAATCATATTCAAGGCTCATTCAATGCTAAAATTAATCTAGGGCTTTATCATAATAATGAATTGGTATCTGTAATGACATTTACAAAACCGAGGTTTAATTCAAATTATGAATATGAAATGATTCGATTTTGTAATAAACTCAACACACGAATTGTTGGGGGAGCAAGCAAATTATTTTCATATTTTGTTCTTCAATATAAACCAAAATCTGTCATTTCTTATTCTGATCGAAGATTTTTTAATGGTAAAGTTTATGATAAGTTAGGTTTTACGTTAATCAAAGAAACCTCGCCCAACTATTTTTATTTTAAATCGGGAGAGTTTAGCTTATATTCTCGCAATCATTTTCAAAAACACAAGCTATCAAAATTACTTCCGGTATTTGACTCTTCTATAACTGAAGCCAATAACATGTTCAATAATGGATATCGGCGCATTTGGGATGCCGGAAACTTAGTATATTCATATATTTCCTAATCCATTCTCCTAGACATATTAAAAATTGCCACAATTCAAGATGTATAAATATATCTTGAATTTAAAGATATTAGGCAATTAATATGAACTTCAGATTATTTGGTTTTCGATTTGGCAGAGAAGAAAAAAAAGATACAAACACAAAATCATTTGCTCTTCCAGTAAATGAAGATGGCGCTCTGGTTGTTGAAGTCGGTCCCAATGCCGCATACAACAAATATATTTGCGATATCGAAGGCGTCATTAATAATGAAATTGATTTAATTTACAAATACAGAAACATGGCTATGGACGGAACTGTTCAAAAAGCCATTGATGAAGTTGTAAATGATATGATTGTTTCTGATGAAGAAAAGCCACCTGTCAGTTTAGTCATCGGCGACAACTTTAAATTTTCAGATCGTTTAAGAGAAAAGATTGAGCTTGAGTTCACAAATGTTTTGAAGCTTCTTAATTTCAACAACCAAGCATATAACATTGCCAGACGCTGGTACATTGATGCGAAGCTGCACTATCATATAATTATTGATGCCGATAAACCAGAAGCAGGAATTCAAGAACTTCGTTATGTTGACCCAAGATACATTAAGAAGATTCGTGAAGTTGCAAAGGGGTTTGATCCAAACACCCGCCAAGAAGTTGTACAGAAAGTTACCGAATATTATTTGTATGACAAGATGGGATTTTCAACAACTGGTCCAACAACTGCTGAGAGTTTAAGTCGCGGAGAAAAGATAACAATTGATAGTGTTGCTGCGGTTGACTCCGGTTTACCGAGCACAGAGAATACAATGATTCTTTCTTATCTTCACAGTGCAATTCGACCATATAACCAACTTCGAGCTATGGAAGATGCTCTTATCATTTATCGTATCACAAGAGCGCCAGAGCGCAGAGTATTCAATATTGACGTGGGTGATATGCCGCCAGCTAAGGCAAAGCAATATGTTCAACAGATTATGGACGATTTCAGAAACAAACTTGTTTATAATCCAACTACAGGAGAAACAAGAGATGACCGGCGGCATATGATGATGCTAGAAGACTTCTACTTTCCAAAGCGTGGCGAGCAACAAAGCTCTGTTGAAACGTTGGCCGGTGGACAGAATCTATCTGAGATTGAAGATGTAACATATTTTCAACAAAAACTGTACGAGTCTTTGTTTATTCCTAGAACAAGATTAGATCCGGAAAATGGTTTTAGTATTGGACGGGCCGCAGAAATTTCGAGAGAAGAAGTGAAGTTTTCAAAATTCATTACAAGACTTCGCCATCAATTTTCAAAGTTGTTTGATGAACTTTTAAAGCGACAGCTTATCTTAAAAAAGATTACAACTGAAGATGATTGGGATGCCATTCGTGAAAATATCTTCTATGATTTCTTATCTGATTCTTATTTTGCCGAACTGAAGAAGACAGAGATTCTTAAAGAGCGTTTAGATATTCTAGATCAAATGACTCCTTATGCTGAAGATGATGCAAAATATTTCTCTTCCAAGTATATCAAGAGAGAAATATTGCAGCTGGACGACGATGAAATTGCAAAGATGCAAAAAGAAATTGACGGAGATGTTGAACCTCCGCCTGAAGAAAAAGCTAAAGAGGAACCTGCTGCACCTTCTGGAGAACCAGAGGAACCAGTAAAGCCCGGCAAAGATATTTCTGAACCGGAGCCGAGTGAAATAGAAGTTCCTAAACCTGAAGAAGAGCAGTAAATGATTACGTTCAAACAACTTCGAAAGAAACTTCTCAAAGAAGAAGACGGTGAATCCGGAAGCGTAGAAGTTGCGGTCGATGGAATTGAAAACTTTTCTTATGACGAAACCGCAGTTGAAGATGAGTTCGGTCAAAAGTCAATGCATCATCCAAAGAAACAAAAGGCATCCCAACAAAACAATAGAATTCGTTATATGTCATTTCATCGTGTCAATCCAAGCCAGAAGGCCCAGCCGCAACAAAGAGGAAACTCCAAACGCGGTAAAGCTAATAAGGCAAAACAAAAACGAAAAAAGAATAAATAGATTTGTATATTTGAAGGAATTGTATGAAAGCTGATGTAAAGAAGTTGATGAAAGCAATCGTTGGAAGCAAACCCCG